ATGCGGCAACTGCGCCGCGTTTATTCAGACGCCAAAAATGATGCAGTGCATCATCGGCGGGTTGGAAAAAGATGAGAATGAGGGCGAGTTGTCCTACGATGAACAGTTCGTGAAAGCCGCCGATCTGGGCTACTGCGACCTGTTCCAATTCACTTGTGCAGCGGCCCGCACTTGTGATGCTTGGAAGTCTGGCGGGCCTATTACTAAGGATTGATCATGTACGGAAAAGCACCCAAAATGTCTAAACCCAAAGCTCCGACTAAGAAGCCTGCCGGTATGCCGATGGCGCCCAAGTTGCCCGTTCGCGGTCAGCGCACGATGACCAACAAGATGACTCGGGGAAAGAAATAATGTCTACCTTTCAACTCGATCCAAACAACGTGGCGATGGGTGTACCGAGCTTTGGTGCCACGCAGATTTTTACCGTCACCAACTCCAGCGTTCAATCAACCGCATTTGGCGCAAACACCACCATGATTCGCTTGGCTTGTTCGTCGGGCCATTGCCATATCGCGATTGGTGCAAACCCAACTGCAAACCTTACGACATCGGCCATGATCCCCAATAATTTTTCTGAGATTGTTCGGGTCACCCCAGGCCACAAGATCGCGGTTATCAAGGACGCTGCGGTTACTACGGTAACACTTTCTGTGACGGAATTGGTATGAAAAAGACCAAAGCCGAAAAGAAGATCAGCAAGGTCATGCGCGAGTACAAGTCGGGCACCCTGCACTCTGGCCGGGGTGGCCCGGTCGTCAAGTCTCAAAAGCAAGCGGTGGCCATTGCCCTGTCGCAAGCTGGAAAGGCGAAGAAAAAATGAAACCCGGTCTGTACGCCAACATCAACGCCAAGCGCAAGCGCATTGAAGCCGGTTCCGGCGAGAAGATGCGTAAACCCGGCACCAAGGGCGCTCCTACGCCTGCGGCCTTCAAGCAGTCTGCCAAGACGGCCAAGAAGAAGCCATGAAAACGCCCGCCTGGACGCGCAAAGAAGGAAAATCCCCCTCTGGCGGCTTGAACGCCAAGGGGCGATCATCCTATAATGCTGCTACCGGCGGCAATTTGAAAGCCCCGGTGAAGTCGGGCGACAACCCTCGTAGGGCCTCCTTCTTAGCGCGTATGGGCAATATGCCTGGGCCGGAGTACAAGGATGGCGAGCCGACTCGACTTCTCTTGTCCTTGCAGGCTTGGGGCGCATCGTCCAAAGCAGACGCCAAAGCAAAGGCTAAGGCGATCTCGGCAAGGAACAAGAAATGACGTACCTTGAGATGATCAACGATGTGCTCACGCGCTTGCGTGAGACTACCGTCTCGACCAACAGCGAGACGACGTACTCGGCGTTGATCGGCAAGTTTGTGAACGACGCCAAGCGCCAAGTTGAGGACGCTTACACCTGGAATTCGCTTGAGCAAGTGATCCAAGTAAACACGGTTGCGAACACCTACGTCTACTCGCTCACTGGCGCTGGCCAGAAGTTCCGTCTGGAAGACGCGATTAACGTCACCTCTAACGTGACGCTGCGTAACATCTCCTACGAGTGGATGAACCGTCGCCAGAACTTTGCGACGCCCGTATACGGCATCCCGTCCGAGTTCATCTTCGACGGCGTTGACAGCAATGGCGACGCCAAGGTGACGCTGTACTCGCGCCCGGATGGCGTCTACAACTTGCAGTTCACGCTGAACATTCCGCAAGCACCTCTGACTTCTGACAGCACTTCGGTCTTGGCCCCGGACGTTCTGATTGTCCAGAACGCCTACGCCCGTGCTTTGGCCGAGCGCGGCGAGGACGGGGGGCTGACCTCTTCGGAAGCCTATCAGTTGTACCGCCTGATGCTGTCCGACTACATCGCTTTGGAAGCCTCGCGCTTTCCTGACTACGACGCATTCCAAGCCGTATGAGCGAAGCAATCTCCACCTACAGCATCTCAGCGCCGGGTTTCTACGGCCTGAACACTCAAGACTCGCCTCTTGATTTGAATGCTGGCTTTGCCTTGGTGGCCAATAACTGCATCATTGATCAGTATGGCCGCATCGGCTCGCGCAAAGGGTGGACTCGCGTTAACTCTAGCTCCGGCAACCTGGGCGCTAACGACATCGGTGTGATCCATGAGCTGGTGCAGACGGACGGCACAACGACCGTTCTGTTTGCCGGAAATAACAAACTGTTCAAGCTCGATGGCTCTAACGCTGTTGTCGAGCTGACCTACGGGGGCGGGGGCACTGCCCCGACGATCACGGCCAGCAACTGGTCGTGCGCTTCGCTCAACGGCATCACCTACTTCTTCCAAGAAGGCCACAGTCCCCTGATCTTTGACCCGGCGGTGAGCACCACGACGTACCGCCGCGTGAGCGAGAAGACGGGCTATGCTGGCACGGTGCCCTCGGGCAACATCGTCATCTCGGCCTATGGCCGTCTGTGGGTGGCCGATACGACGACGGACAACACGACCGTGTCGTTCTCGGACATCTTGGCTGGCCACATTTGGACTGGCGGCACCTCTGGCACGCTGGACATCAACCGAGTCTGGCCCAGCGGTGCGGACAACATCTCCGGCCTTGCGGCGCACAACAACTTCCTGATCATCTTCGGATCGCGTCAAATTCTGGTGTACTCGGGCGCAACTGCTCCTGCGTCGATCACGCTGTACGACACGGTGGGCGGCATCGGCTGCATCGCCCGCGATTCGATCCAGAACACGGGCAAGGATGTGCTATTCCTGTCCAACTCTGGCGTGCGCTCGTTCGCCAGGACGATTGTGGAGAAGTCGGCCCCGCTAGGTGACTTGTCCAAAAACGTCCGCAGCGACCTGATGAATATCATCAGCGGCGAGACGCTGGCGAACATCAAATCGGTGTACTCAGAGAAGGAAGCCTTCTACCTGCTGACGCTGCCGTCGGTCAAGCAGGTTTATTGTTTTGACACCCGCGTGCAGTTGCAAGATGGATCTTTCCGTGTCACGACATGGGACTCGATTGAGCCGACCGCATTGTTCGCTCGCAAGAACGGCGATGTGCTGGTTGGAAAGAACGGCTACGTTGGAAAGTATTTCGGCTATCAAGATTACACATCCGCTTATCGGATGCAGTACTACACGAACCACGCCGATCTGGGTAATCAGAACGTCACTTCGATCCTGAAGCGCCTGAAGGTCATCGTAATCGGTGGCTCTAACCAGTATGTAACGGCCAAGTGGGGCTTTGACTTCTCGGCTAACTACCTGTCGGCCAACATGTCGATCCCGACGCAGGGCGAGTCAGAGTATGGAATCGCTGAGTACGGCGCTAACGGCGTTCCGGTGGCGCAGTATGCTGATGGGGTTGCGCTGCAGCAGCTTCAGACGCCAGCCAGCGGTAGCGGCAAGGTCGTGCAAACCGGCTACGAATCCAACATCAACGGCGCTGCCATGTCGATCCAGAAGATCGAGATCCAAGCTAAAGAGGGCAAAGTATCATGAGTAACTACACCCAAAGCACGAACTTTGCGACCAAGGATAACCTGTCCTCTGGCGATCCGCTTAAGATCGTCAAGGGCACGGAGATCAACACCGAGTTCGCCAACATCGCTATCGCTATAGCGACCAAGGCTGATCTGGCATCGCCTACGTTCACGGGAACGCCTGCTGCGCCGACGGCCTCGTCAGGAACAAACACGACTCAATTGGCCACGACTGCTTTTGTGCAGGCTGCACTTGGCGCGCTCTATCCGGTTGGTTCTGTCTACATCAATGCCACCAACAGTACCAATCCTGGTACGTTGCTCGGCTTTGGCACTTGGTCTGCGTTTGGCGCTGGTCGCGTGCCTGTTGGCTTTGATTCTGGCAACGCGCTGTTCGACACCGCTGAAGAGACTGGCGGTAGCGCCGACGCGATCACGGTTAGCCACACTCACACTGCAACAGTTACAGACCCAGGCCACTATCATTCTTATAACACCTCGCAGAGCAAAACTGGAAGCGGGGGGACTAATTCATCAAATCCTGTTGTTTGGGAAGGCTCAAATACATCGGTCAACACGGGGACGTCCACCACTGGGATCTCAGTGGCTAACAGCTCCACCGGATCCTCTGGCACCAACGCCAACTACCAGCCGTACATCACTGTATATATGTGGAAGCGGACTGCGTGAAAACGCCGGTGGTTGCAAGCGATGACTACACCCTGTATCTTGAAGATTACAACGGGTTTGAGTTTATCCACTGCGACTGCCGGCGCTGGACGAATGAAGTAAGAAAGCGGATGTTGGACGATCTTGTGAAGTTGCAGAAGGATGACTTGTACGCCATCCACGAGATCGAAGACGCAAAGCACGCGAAGTTTTTGAAGTTGTTCGGGTTTAATTTTTTGGAAGATTTTGTCGGCGCTGACGGTAAGGCCCGGCAGACATATGTCAGGAGAGCATGATGGGCGTTGAAGCAGCAATCATTGGAGGTAGCCTTCTCGGAGGCGCGATGCAAGGCAGCTCTGCCCGTCGTGCGGCGCAGATTCAAGCGGACGCGCAGCGCGACGCTGCGCGAATGGCGGCGGAAGAGTCCCGCTTTCGCCCTGTAGGCATCACGACGCGTTTTGGTCAGTCAGCCTTTGAATACGGCCCTGAAGGCCGCGTCACTGGCGCTGGCTATCAACTCGCCCCCGAGTTCCAGGCATATCAGAACCGTCTGCTGGGGCTGGCTGGCCAGGGTCTGACCCAGGCTGAGATGGCTCCGCAGCAGTTCGCTCCCCTGACCGGCGCAGGAGCCCGCCTTTTTGGCCTGGGTGAGCAATATCTGGCCGAGACGCCTGAGCAGGTAGCAGCTAAGTACATGGCAAGCCAGCAGAACTTGCTGGCCCCCAGCCGTGAGCGTCAATACGCCCAGTTGCAGAACCAGTTGTTCCAGACGGGCCGTGGCGGTCTGTCTGTTGGCGCAACCGGCATGCGTCCTGGCGGCGGAGCAGGTCTGGGCGCAACCAACCCCGAACTTGAGGCGTATTACAACGCCATCGCACAGCAAGACGCTGCTCTGGCCGCTCAAGCCCAGCAAGCAGGTCAGCAGCAACTGGCGTTTGGCACGGGCCTGTTTGGCACCGGCGCGCAACTGTACGACCTGTACGGTCGCGGTCAAGTCGGTGCTCTGGCTCCGTACCAAGCCTATCTGGGCGGCGCTCAAGGCCTGGAAGCTCTGGGCCAGCAACCGCTGGAGCTGGGATCGGCTCTGGGTGGTCGGATCGCCAACCCGACGGGTGCGAATGCGCTAATGCAAGGTGGCATGGCTGCGGCGCAGTCGATGTACGGCGCTAACGCCTACAACCCGTTTGCTACCGCTTTGACTTCGTTTGCGGCTAACCCGGCGGCAACGCGGGCGTTAGGTAGCATGTTTGGCGGGGGCGATGCGCGAGGGTATATGCCAGCTAATTTTGGTACCGGCTACGGCTATGGTCAACAAGACCTTGGCCAATTCTTCTAAGGACTGAATCATGGCAACCGATATCGTCCAATCCCTGTTTGGCGTGACGCCAGAGATGTACCAGCAGCGCCAAGCTGCTGCGGCTGACGAGCGTGCGCTGGCTATCGCGCAGCTCAACCCCATGCAGCGCGCTGAGTTCAACATCGGTCGCGGCGCTTACCAACTGGCTGGCGCATTGGGTGGGCCTGATCCGCAGTTGCAGATGATCAGCGCCCGTAACGCTCTGGCTAGGCAGATTGACTTTAACGACCCAATGTCCATCCAAGCCGGTGTGCAGTCGCTCACCCAGGCTGGCGATACGATGGGTGCGATGATGCTGGCCGATACGGCTCGCAAAGCGCTTCTTGGAAGTCAGCAAATCCGCAAAGCAACTGTGGAAGCGGGCAGGCTAGAACTTGCAGCAAATCAGGAAGCCAAGTTGCGAGAAGAACTTGGCAACTTGGGCGAAAACCCAACGCAAGAACAAATTATTGGTGTTGTTGCCAAATTTGGCCCGCCGGAAAAAGTGCTCGCTGCACTACAAACTTCTGCCGATAGGGCGGCGTCTCGCACAGCCGCAGAAGAGAGGGCCCGTCTTGATCGACAAGCCGCAGAAGAAAAAGCCCGTCTTGACCGAGAGGCTCGATTGGAAGCAGCTCGACTTGCAGCCGAAGCAAGACTTGAAGCAGAACGCGCTCGCGGTGCAACAGCTCGAGAACTTGCTCAAATGCGAGCTGAATCAGCACGCGAGCGCACCGAACTTCTTGCCCAATTCAAGCGCGAGGCAGAAGATCGCAAGGCAGAAGAGCGCAAGAACAAGCCGTTGCCCGCTTACTTGGCGAAGGAAGAAGAAGCTGATTTCACGGCAGCAAAAGCTGCCAGCGATCTCGCTACCGATGCGTATGGCTACTTAAACCGGATCAAGCAAGGCGAGATTGCATTTGGCGTAAAAGAGAAAGCCAGCATCCGCGCTCGTCAATTGATTGGCTCAAGCGCACCAGATGTTGTCGCTCGTGAGGCTTACGACAAGTTTGTCACCAACCTTGTCAATGAGAGCTTGCGCCTGAACAAAGGAACGCAGACCGAAGGCGACGCGATCCGAGAAGCCAAGGCTCTACAGAGTTCTGAGTCTAAGGAGGCTGCTGCTGCATCAATGAAACGCCTGGTGGAGATCAACACTCGTCGGGCGCAAAATGCGGCAGATGAGGTGCTTCGTCGCAGGAAAAATGCTGGTTTCTCAGAACCCGCAACTCTTATCCAAGTACCTACATTTGATGTGCAAATCATCAATAATGCGGAATACAGCAGTTTCCTGAAGAATCCTAAATTTCC